GGCGAGATCATTATAATGGCATTTTACGGCAAACAAATAGATAATATATGGGTAACAGGGCAACTACATGACCTTTTTCCTAATATCACCTCTCCTAACGATGAGTTTCTCATTGAGCAAAACTGTTTAGAAGTTAATGCGTTTAAATCGTATAACCCAGAGACTGAGAAACTTGTAACAGTTCCTGCGTATGAACAAAGCGGTAAGTTATATATCGTAGAAGTGCAGGCATTAACAGTCGAAGAACTAGCAGCTATAGAAACACAGAAGAGACAAGTTTTAGTTAGTCAGTCATCTGTTATATCAATGAGACAAGCTAGATTAGCGTTACTGCAAAAGTCATTACTAGCTGTTGTTGATACCGCAGTTTTAACGATGACGGACGAAGTTAAGATCTCGTGGGAGTACTCCACGGAAGTTGACATTGCTAATCCTTTTGTACTAGCCCTGAAATCGGCTCTGGGGTGGACTACAGCGGAACTGGAAGACCTTTTTATTTTGGCTAAGGGGCTATAACCTATGACACTAGAACAACTAATAAACTTAGCCCGTACTCGATTACGGGACAAACTCCTGCCTTACCTCTGGGATGATAGTGACCTAACTGAGTTCGCAAACTCCGCAGTCACCGAGGCCTGTGCTCGTGCTCGGCTCCTGCAAACGTCAGTCACTTTGCCCGTAGTAGCAGGTATCGAAACATACACCATACCCTACACAGTCCTGAAGCCCCTAGGGGCTATGTTCCTAGATCACGCAGGCATCACAGTCAACGCTGGTACGTTTGTTGTAGGCCGGTGGTACATAGTAGGTACTCCTGGTACTACAGTGTACACCACCGTAGGTGCGGCCAACAGCACAGCGGGTACTCTATTTAGGGCCACAGGGGTCGGTAGTGGCACGGGGACAGCGACCCTATGCAACGAGACCTCTCTGATACCTATCGGCCAGACAGACTACTTTAGCCTTCGTGCATTCAGCCACCAGACCTCTGGCAGGCCTATGTACTACATTCGAGGGGACGCAGCCAACACAGTGCTGTTATACCCAACGCCTAACCTCGCAGGCCACATGATCTTAGATGTTGCGCGTATGCCTACTGAGGGTGAGGAAATGACTGAAGGGGATAGCGTCCCCGTTATCCCAGCGGAGTTCCATAGAGACCTAGTCTACTGGATGCTGGCCGAGGCCTATCTGATAGATAACTCAGACACTAAAAGCTCGAAGAACAGCATGGAGAACGCGGCTAAGTTCGAGGCTAAGTTTGGCCGCAGGATTACGGCTCGTGGTGAAGCTATGGGGCGTAAGTACATCGTCGGTAGCAACATGAGGAACCATTCATTTGGTGGGGATAACAATAGCATATATCACTAAACTATGCTATAATCAAGACATATTTTAGACCTGGGATAAGACCATGCCAAATCCGCTTACCAAGACCATTAACTCCTTCGTGGGCTTACGTAACACCTCGCCAGCAAGGTCAATACCCGACAACGCTTTGACAGCTGCTACCGACGTTGATATTGACGACGTTGGTATTCTGACTAGGAGACGCGGCTACGTGTCCTCTAAGTCTATACCTAACCTCACTTCTGCATACACTACAAGAGACGGCGTCTCGTATGTAGTTGCTGATGGCCAGATAAGCCGCTTAGACGACGGGTTGAATCTACACGCCCTCGCACCATCTACGGCTAATTGTTTTTGTGACTTAGGGGCTAACCTCTTCACAAATGACGGCCTCAGAATCCAGAATGACGAGGTGACTGATCTAGCCACCCTCGTCGCTCTAGTCGGCCCTACCATGACAGAAGCTCCTGGTACATGGCCTGCTGGAACCTACTCCGCTGTGTTCACCTACCACAAAACCCCTATGGGGCTGGAAGGAGCGACCTCGCCTATATCCTCAATTACCGTAGGTGACAACTGCTGTGTATTCGCAGTAGCTCCTGTTGTGGCTGGGTATGTAGCTACGATCTACATGACTGATGCTGACGGCACAGTCTACTACGACTCAACTGGAGCCTCGTTAAATCCTGCGCTGCTCATCAACGATCCTATAACGCTAGGCGGCTCAGCCCTGGCTATCTTCGAGTCTAGCCTCTACGTGGCTACGCCCCTGGCTAATGGGTCAACTTACATTGGGTTTAGTCTGCCCTACCTCTACCATCTATACGACTCAATGGCTAAATACATCATCGTTCCTGGTGAAGTACGTGCAATGATGCCGGTGACTGGTGGCTTGATCATAGCTACGGATGCAGCTATCTTTGTATGGGATGGTACAGCTCTAGTAACCCTAGCCCCTTACGGTGTACCGCGTGGCCGCTCAATCACTCTGTCTCCTGATGACAAGGCGAAGATCTGGACATATAGGGGGGTGTGTGAAGCCCTGCCGTTCGCTAACCTAACAGAATCAAAAGCATCGTTTCCTGCCGGGAAGCTTTGTTCCACCGCGCTTGTAGACCACGACGGTGTACAGCAATTTATCGCCCTTACCGATGGTAGCGGCACAGCTTACAACTCAAGAACTTAAAGGAAACATAATGGCTATTAATTATTCGACTGGGCTTATAACAAAGCTATTTGGCACTGCAACCGCTACAGGTTCTGTAGTCACAGTCCCTGGCCCTAATGGCCTCAAAGGCTTACTAGACAACGGTGTGATCAGAGTCTACTCTGGGGCACAACCAATATCCGCAGATGGCGCAACAACCGGTACTCTACTTGGCTCAATAACTAAGGACGGCGCTGCATACGTAGAAGGTACGGTAACCAATGGTTTGGTCATGGCTGCACCATCCGGTCGCTCAGTGGGTAAGTCAACTGACGTTTGGAAGTATACAGGCGTGGCTGCAGGTACTATGGGCTGGTTCAGATTCCAATCATTAGCTATTGACGATGACACCTTGAGCACTACACTGGTGCGCGTAGACGGCTCTATCGGCATCACCAGCGGAGACATGCGTGTGACTTCAGTTACATCAGCTATCTCTTCCTCGGCTACGATTGATTCATTCACTATTACAGCGGCGTAAGACTATGGCGTTATCAGACTATAAAGAAAAGAAACTCCTTGACCACGCGAATAACGTGGCCACATGGTCCGCCCCCACAACACAGTACGTAGCGTTGTTTAAAACTGACCCTGGTGAAACAGGCGCTGGTACTGAAGTAAGCGCAACAGTTGACGACACTGCCTATGCTAGACAGGCTGTTACATTCGCTGCGGCTACTCTAGGTACTGGTATCTGTGCGACTACTAACGCACAGACATTCGCTGCTGTAGTATACGGCTCCGGTGCTGCGGCATACACCGTAGGCTACATAGGTATTTTTGATGCGCTAACAACCGGTAATCTGCTGGACTATGCCCCATTGGGTGCTAGTATCAGCCGCGCGGTCGGTAAGACGCTGGTATTTGACATCGGCGCTATTACTTCAGCATTAGCATAAAGGAACAAAACAAATGGCACTAAAAGCAAGTACAGGATTAAGAAATGCAATGCTGGATACCGGTAGCTTAAAAGCTCAACTGGATGGCGGCTTTGTGAAGATATACGCGGGGGCTATCCCCTCAGATGCAGACGCTACATTAGCTGGGGCAACCCTGCTCTGCACCATTACCCTAAACGGTGACGGTGCTACAGGCCTGACTATGGCTGCTGCAGCCGTGGGTGGGGCGTTATCAAAAGCTACAGGTATCTGGTCAGGGACTAACGCTACAGGCGGCACAGCCTCGTTTTGGAGGTTCGTAAAGACGGGGGATACAGGCGCGTTGTCAACAACTGATAAGCGGCTACAGGGCTTAGCGGCTACCTCTGGCGCAGAGTTAATCATGACCAGCGTAACGCTAGCAGGCGGGGCACCACAAAATATTGACTTCTTCTCTGTAGCACTACCAGCGTAATGGAGGTTACTTACACCTCATTGGGTCCAATCATAGCAAATACCTATGGCTCTTACCATTTAGCGGCTTCATCAACTGTATTGCTGTCTATTTGTAATGGTTTAACACGGGTTAGGAAAAGTGTAAATCAGGGGGTAACCTGGACTGATGCTACACCATATCCCTCGAGTATACCATCCATAGACTGGATATTCTACACTGGTGGGGCTTTTTATGTAAAGGGCAATTATAGCACTGCATTAGCGCGGTCTATAGACAACGGTAGCTCATGGAGTCTTATTACCCTCCCAGTAGGGGGGTTCTGGTCCCTACCTGCGGTATCCCCTACAGGAACGTTAGTTACCGTAGCTGATAGTTCAACCTCGCTTGCCGTAAGCACAGATAATGGGGTTACATGGCAGCCTAAAATTCTCCCTTTAGTTTCTTCATGGCGAGCCGTGTGTTACTCAGGGGATAAACTATGCGTTTTCGCTTATGATAAAGCAACCCCTATGTATTTCTCCGGGGATAATGGGGGCTCCTGGCAAAGGGGAAGTGTTACAGGAAGCGGCCCGGCCATGTATTCAGCGGGAGTATATGGCACCTCAATTATCGTCGGAGACGGCACGTACCCCGGGCCAGCTGGGTTTAGTCTATCAACTGATTCTGGAGTTACCTGGGCTTACCACAATACCCCCGTAGGGGGGTCCCATAGGACGCTTTGGATATGTATGGTTGGGGGGACAGCATTAGCTACTGACTTTTACAACGGCATGTATATAGTTGAGGTGACTACTGGCACTACTACCGTGCTACCATACATGGCAAATATATCTTCTATGCCTTGTGTTGTGGGGAATACAGTTTACCTCGTGGGAGATAGTAACCGCTTAAGCGCATTGACTTTTGGGGGCTTTTGGGATCTTTCTGCGCCGCCATTCTGGAGAGATATAATTAACCTGGTGGGGAACTAAATGCCGGATTTTTGGAGAGATGAAGTTAATACAATGTCGG